AATTCTTCAATAGAGCATAATCCCTCACACTTTATAACAAAGCAAACATCAGTAGCCCCAAATGATGATGGCATAGATATATGGGAGGATATGCTGGAGGTAATATTCCAAAAAGATAAGGAATTAATAGACTATGTACAAAAAGTAGCGGGACTTGCAGCTATTGGAAAAGTATATATTGAAGCTTTAATAATAGCATATGGAGATGGAAGAAACGGAAAATCCACTTTCTGGAATGTACTGGCCAGAGTCCTTGGAAATTATAGTGGGAATATATCTGCTGATGTTTTAACAGTCGGGAATAGAAGAAATGTAAAGCCCGAGCTTGCCGAAGCCAAAGGCAAAAGGCTTCTTATTGCAGCAGAACTTGAAGAAGGAATGAGACTTAGTACCTCAAACATTAAACAGCTTTGCTCTACAGATGAAATCTATGCAGAGAAGAAATATAAGGACCCTTTTGGATATATTCCTACTCATACCTTAGTTTTATACACTAACCACCTTCCAAAGGTTGGGACTATTGATGAGGGAACTTGGCGAAGGCTTATTGTAATCCCCTTTGAAGCAAAAATAGAAGGTAAAAGTGATGTTAAAAACTATGCAGATTATTTATACCAACAAGCAGGTGGAGCAATCCTTAAGTGGATAATCGAAGGAGCAATAAAAGTAATAAAGGACGATTTTAAAATAAAATTACCTCATAAGGTCCAAGGTGCAATCAAAGTTTATAAGGAGAACAATGACTGGATGAGACATTTCCTTGAAGAATGTTGTGAAATAGATAAATCTTATACAGCAAAATCTGGGGAGATATATGACGAATATCGTGCTTTTTGTCTTAGGACGGGTGAGTTTATTAGAAGCACATCAGATTTTTATACAGCACTAGATTTAGCCAATTTTGAAAGATATAGAGATAGAAAAGGTAGATATATCAAGGGTTTAAGACTTAAATCTGAGTTTGTATAAATAGTAGTGTGACACACATGACAATATCCTTATAGACTTTTCTATAGAAGTTAAAAAAATCTATATATATAAAGTTATGTACAGATACGTCATGGGTGTCACAGATTTAAAAAATGGAGGTTTAAAATGCTGTTTTTTACATGGATTACAAGAAAATATATTGATGATAAAACTGAAAAAGGATTACTTGCAAGATCAATAAAGTCTGATGGCTTCTATTTTCCAAAACAAAGAGGTCGAAAGCATATTATAAAATATCTTAATGTTCAAGGAGCGAGTGATTTATATATTAAAGCCTTTGAAGAATGTTGGGAGGAATATATTGAAGATGAAAGAAAAAACAATCGAACAAAAGTTAGTGAAGAGAACTAAAGAGTTAAAAGGTCTATGCTTAAAACTGTCCTGCCCCGGCTATGATGGCATGCCTGACCGACTTGTATTACTGCCAAAAGGAAAAATGGGATTTGTGGAGGTTAAACGAAAAGGAATTAAACCTCGCCCTCTTCAAATAGCAAGACATAAACTTCTTAAAGGGATTGGATTTAAAGTATTTGTTTTAGATGATGAAAATCAAATAGGAGGAATTCTGGATGATATTAACAATAAAATGTGATTGGTGTAACCAAGAATTCAAGCGAAATAAATCACATGTAAAAAACAAAAACTACTGCAGTCGTGCTTGTCTTGGCAAAGCAAATGCTGAACGCTTTAGACTTAAAAGAATTAAAATCTGTGATAATTGCGGTATAGAATTTGAAGGTAACAACAGACACAAAAATAGGAATAAGCACTTCTTCTGTAGTCAAGAATGTTCTAATTCATTCAAAGAACAAAAAATTTATATCCCCTGTGATTGGTGTGGTAAATACTTGTATAAAAAAAGATCTGATGTAATAAGAAATAAACACAATTTTTGTGACTGGGGTTGCTACATCGACTTTATAAATTTTGCAAATGCTGGTGCTACTAATCAAATAGTAGCTGGTACAGTTTTATATAGAAAACTATCTGAGATAAAAATAGGAAGAAAACTCGAAAGTAATGAAGAAGTTCACCATATTGATGATAATCACTTAAATAATAATATTGACAATCTTCAAATACTAACTGCTTCTGAACATTCAAAAATTCATGCTAAACAGAAAGCGAGGGATGCCTATGGCAGATTCATTAAAGAAAAACCAAATGCATAACTACCAAACTTATGCAACTAATTTCATACTAAACCATCCAATCTCTGCAATATTTTTAGAGTGTGGATTAGGAAAAACAGTAATTGCACTTACAGCAATAAATGAGCTACTGTATGACAGTTTTGATACAAAGAAGGTACTTGTTATCTGTCCATTAAGGGTGGGATTGAATGTTTGGAAGCAAGAGTGCGATAAATGGAACCATCTAAAAGACTTAAAATGTTCCATAGCCATAGGAAGTGAAAAGGAAAGAAAAGCTGCATTTATGATAAAAGCTGATATTTATATTATAAATCGTGAAAATGTTAAATGGCTTGTGGAAGATAGCTCTCTCCCCTTCGACTTTGATACAGTAATTATAGACGAGCTTTCATCATTTAAAAATCACCAGGCTAAACGCTTCCGTTCTTTGATAAAAGTTCGACCAAAGATTAAAAGAATTGTAGGTTTAACAGGAACACCCGCAAGTAATGGTTTAATTGACCTATGGGCTGAGTTTAGACTTTTAGATATGGGACAGAGGCTTGGTAGATTCATTGGAAAATACAGAGATGACTATTTTGTACCTGATAAAAGAAACCAGCAAGTTATATTTTCATACAAACCTAAACACGGGGCTGAAAAAGCTATATATAAAAAGATTTCAGATATAACCATCAGCATGAAAGGTTCCGATTATATTAAGCTTCCTGAACTCGTAATAAATGAAGTAATAGTTAATCTTTCTGAAAAAGAAATGAAAATTATTGATGATATGAAAAAAGAATTAGTAACTAAAATAAAAGATGATGAAATCACTGTAGCTAATGCTGCTGCTTTATCAACTAAACTCTTACAAATGGCAAATGGTGCAGTTTATGATGAAGCCGGCAGTGTTGTAAATATACATGACCGTAAGCTTGATGCTTTAGAGGACTTAATCGAAGCAGCTAACGGTAAACCTGTTTTAATAGCATATTGGTTTAAACATGATATGAGACGAATTACTGAAAGATTTGCAGTTGAAACTTTAGACGATGCTGACTCGATTAAAAAATGGAATAACGGTGAAATTCCTGTAGCAATAATCCACCCAGCATCTGCAGGGCATGGGCTTAATCTACAAGCCGGAGGTTCTACTCTTATATGGTTTGGACTTACATGGTCACTTGAATTGTACCAACAAACAAATGCAAGGCTCTGGAGGCAAGGACAAAAAAATTCAGTTGTTATTCATCACATAATTTCTAAAAACACAATTGATGAACGTGTAATGAAGGCACTTAAAAATAAGGATAACACACAAGCTGCATTAATTGATGCTGTTAAAGTAAACCTACAAACAGGAGGTAAGATCTATGAATGACCCTTATGAAAGGTTGGCGAATGCCATTATTTTGCGGGCAGTAAAAGATTACCGTAATGCATTAAAAAGACTTGAAAAAACCCCTAATAGAGAAATTGATTTATATATGAAACAGGAAGTCGAGCAATTCTTCCGTTCCGATTGGTACTCATGCCTTACTACAGTTGACCCGGAGATGCTTATCCGCAAACTTAACGAGGAGGTTATATCATGACAGCAAAAGAATATCTTGGTCAAGCCTATCGCCTTGATCAACGCATAAATAGCAAACTCGAGCAAGTGGCTTCACTAAGCGACCTTGCAACCAAAGTAACAACTACAATCTCAGATGTTCCAAAGAATCCAAACCATTCAACATCAACTATGGCAGATGTAATTGTAAAAATTGTAGACCTGCAAGCAGAAATAAACCGTGATTTAGATAATCTTGTAGAGCTGAAACGTGACATTGTAAAAGTTATAAAGACAGTAGACAATATAGAATATCAAACACTTTTAGAGTTGCGATACCTATGCTTTAAAACTTGGGAGCAGATAGCTGTAGATATGGGATATAATGTGCGTCATGTATATCGTGTTCACGATTTAGCTGTCTCAACAATTAAAATTACTAAAAGAAGTCAGTAAATGTCACTGTTTGTCACTATGTCAAGTGTGATATTATTAGAATAGAAAAATAGACTTAAAAAGCCATTGCAGAGAAACAAATCTGCGGTGGCTTTTGTTATGTCTGGAAGGAGGTGTTCTATGCCTAAGAAACTTAAACGCCCCTGTTCCTACCCCGGCTGTCCTGAGCTAACGGATGATATTTACTGTGAAGCCCATAAGATTATAGTAAATAAAAACTACAATAAGTATGAGCGTGACCCGGCTTCCAAATAATGAACATTAGTTCACTTGAATACATCTTTATATGTGATATAATGGCATTAATGAAAGTGTGTCAACTATCAATATGAAAAATTATAGAAGGTGGTAATTAATGTCTGAATGGCAAGCATTATATTTTACTAAAGACCCTTTAATAATTACAAATTTTATTAAAGTATATGTTGGTGATGAAGATATTACATCAAGAATAGATAAGTTACAAGTAACAAAAGTTGATGATGAATATTTTGTGTCAGCATATAAAGAAAACAATTTGGTGGAAATAATTCCTGAAGGAGTTAAAGTTAAGAACATCATGTTAGATAAAGGATATATAGGCTTTTCAGGCGGAATAACATATAAAATTGAAATTTAATTAAATCTATCTGTTTCATAATAAAATGGTTTACCCCAAGGAACAATTCTTTGGGGTTTTTCTATGCCCAAAAGGAGGTGACTTAATGCCATATAAACCAAGACGTCCCTGTGCTTACCCCGGATGTAGTCGGCTTGCTACAAGTGAGCAATACTGTGCCGAACATAAGAAGTTAGTGAATAAACATTATAACCAATATGAACGTGACCCTGATTCCAACAAACGATACGGTCGGGCTTGGAAACGAATAAGAGATAGGTACATTAAAGCCCACCCTCTATGTGAGGAGTGCGAAAAAGAAGGAATGCTTACCCCTGCAGAAGAAGTACACCATATACTCCCCCTCTCAAAAGGTGGTAGCAACAACCAAGATAACTTAATGTCTCTTTGTAAGTCCTGTCACTCATCTATAACTGCAAGAGATGGTGACCGATGGGGGTAATCAAATCTCTGAAACTTTTTAAAATGGACAGCGGCGTGGGGTCGCGTGTTAAAAAATGCAATTTCAAACGCAGGAATAAGGCAAGCCATTGCAAAGTGAGGTGAACATATGGCTAAAGACGGTACTAACCGAGGTGGTGCTCGTATAGGAGCAGGAGCAAAAAAGAAGCCCCTGGCTGAGAAAATAGCTGAAGGAAATCCAGGAGGCAGAAAATTAACAGTAATAGAATTTAAGGATACAGCAGACCTCAAAGGAATTGAAATGCCTGAACCAAATAAAATGCTCGAAGCTATACAAAAGGACGGCAAGGCTCTGGTTGCAGGTGAAATTTACAGAAACACATGGAAGTGGTTAAACGAAAGAGGATGTGCTGCTTTAGTATCACCGCAGCTTTTAGAACGTTATGCCATGAGTGTAGCTCGTTGGATCCAATGTGAAGAAGCTGTTACAGAGTATGGCTTTTTAGCAAAACACCCTACAACAGGTAACGCTATTCAAAGTCCTTATGTTGCCATGGGACAAAACTACATGAGTCAGACAAATCGTCTGTGGATGGAGATTTTCCAGATTGTTAAAGAAAACTGCACCGGTGAATACAGCGGTGTAAACCCACAGGACGATGTAATGGAGCGTCTTCTTTCAGCAAGGCGAGGAAAATAAAATATAGAT